ATGGCTAAAAAAAATTATGCTCCAAATTCGAATGACACAATTCTCAGTAGCGTCATTGGCTGGAAACCTCCAGTTTTGCATCAGAAATCAGAATGTTATATCTCCTTCTTGGCGTTTGATCCAGGAGTCAACCGCATGAGGAAGAAGAAAATCATGCTTGATCACATCAAAGGTAAGCGGAACCAACGCGCCTATGCCGACCAGGTTATTAAGAAACTAACTGAGAAACTTATGGCAGGATGGAATCCTTGGATTGAGGAGCTGCAGCCCCTGGAATATACTAAATGGGATGACGTGCTCGACAGGTATAAGTCTTATCTGGCCAAAATGTGCAACGAGGGTAGTTTGCGTGAGGAGACTTATGTCGACTATAGCAGTCGTCTCAGAATCCTGGAAAAATGGAAGCAAGAGAAAAGAATAACTCTCAACTACTCCTACCAATGGGACAGAGGTAATGTTAGCAAGTTCCTGGACTACATTTTCATCGACCGCAATAATACAGTCCTCACTCGCAACAACTATCTTGCCTGGACTAAGAGCTTCTCCGCTTATCTGTTGGCTCGAGGCTATATACCCAAGAACCCGACTGAAGGACTTGAACGTATCAAGAACAGACAGAAGAAAAGCAGAGATGTCATACCGGACTGCACCATGCAGCTCATCAGAGATTATCTGATGGAGCATAACAGACACTATCTGCTGGCGTGTGAAATCATACACTACCTCTTCATCCGCCCTCGAGAGATGTCCTATCTCAGAATCTGTGATATCCATGTCAAGACTCAGACACTCACTCTGCATGGTGAGAACACAAAGAATGGCAATGATGCCGTAATCACGCTCCCGTCTCATGTCATCAAGCTGATGGTGGAACTCAACATCTTCTCACACCCAGGGCAGGACTATCTCTTCTCTGACGGGTTCTGCCCAGGACCTGAAAGAAAGAACGAGAAAATGTTCAGAGACTATTGGACCAGAGTTCTGAGAAAGGAACTGAAGCTCTCTCCCCGCTTCAAGTTCTATAGCTTAAAAGACACAGGCATCACCAACATGCTGCGGGCCAATGCCGATGTCTTGTCGGTCAGAGACCAGGCGAGACACTCGTCCATACTCATCACAGACATCTATACGCCTAAGGATATACAGACGGCGAATGAGTATATCAAGAACTATCAGGGAATCCTATAATATAATAAGGTGGAGAGCAGTTTGCTCCCCACCTTATTATATATATTATGATTGCATGTAAAAATAGCCTGTGTAAACTGGCTCGATGGCATCGTCCTTGACTTCCATCTCTATTTTCTCGCATACAAATCTCTTGTTGCGGATGATGTATATCTTGGATGGATCCGGTATGTCATCAGACTTGAACTTGACCTCCATGCAGTTTTTATTGTCTATATGGAAAGCCTTGCTATGGAACTCTGCTAATGATACTGCACCATTGGCTACTGAATTCAGGGATAGCGAAAAATTATTGCCCGCAGTCACTAATATACCCTCATATGTATAATCACTGTTAATGCGATAATCTGTGATGAACATTGGCCATCTTGATTTATTACCTACCCATGATATACTGCCGTATGGCACGTTAAATGCCTGCACTTTACCTGGCAGTATGAAAAAGACACTCATGACCTCCTCTTCAGCTTCGCTCTCATCCATGCTTGACTCATCATCTATGGCATCCTGTACGGATGTGTAGCTATATCCGTCTTCATCAACATCGCACTCCTTTGAATCCGCTTCCTTGTCATTAGGTATTGACAGCAGGCAACGCTTCTCGTAGTACTTATCTTCTAGGAATCCTGTCTTGAAATTGATATCTTCTACAACTTGTGCAGCAGGAGAAATGCTCAGATCGACATAATCATCAGAAGAACTGTCCCTGATTAAAGGTGACCATACACCTGCCAACTGCCATGTTTTCGTACCATCCTCATTCTCTACATATATGTAGTAACTTCTGAGGAACTCAATGATAGTCTGCCTCTTTTTCTTCTCAGACCATCCCATGGTAGTCTGAGAAAACTGATCGAGCACGCCGAAATAATCGACACTCTGAACGATATTGAAGTTGTCAAAAACCTTCTTTGGTATGCTCTCATAGTTCCCTCTATTGGCTGAACCATCCATTTTGTACTCCAGGTTCGCAGTTGCAGAAGTGCTGAAAGAACCGTCTTCGTCATAGTCTGCCGAATATTCATCCAGCGGTTCTATCTCAATAGAATCTGCAGAACTCAACTCTGAGGAACTGATGACGCTGCAGGTCTTCTGGACTTCATCGAAGTAGATGGAGGCATTGAAGAGTTTCCGGAATTCCTCAATAAATGTATAGCTTGTCCAATGAGGCAGCGCCCTTCTAATCTCGCGAGTCTTGTAGGCAGAAGCTATATAAAGCTGGTTCCATGGCTTGCAGTCAAAATCGTTGCGCTTGATAGTATATCCTTCGTATTCTACTACTTTACGAAAGATATACATCAGGCTGGGCTGAACAGCTAGGTTAGAGATAAATGGTGCATTGTAGCCAATAAATTGTTTCGTTTTATCTACTCCAACAAAATTTGCAATCATATCATTTGTTTCGTCCCGTACAGGTACGAAGCACCATTTTCCTTCCACTCCCAGGAACTTCGTCTTATCTTCATCTAATCTGTAAATTTCAGTTATTCTGTCCTTGAACTTCTGTGACCAGCCCTTATCAACATCATATCCCGGTTTATCTGCTGTACCAAACTGAATTTCGTCTATGTAGTGCTTCTCCATGCGGTCGTTGAACTTGATGCGTGATTTGCCTCCGACTATCTGCAGTTTGATTTCTTTCTCATTCACGGAGAGTATGGTACCAACACCGCTCATGATGAGCTGGCTGTTACAGTACAGCTTGCAGTCATCGTATTTGGCGATGTTCTTCTTGACTTCCAAGCGTGAGACATTCTTGAATATGACACGGTTCTCCAGGATATTCATGGGGAAGGTGATGTCATAGGTGTACTCACCATCATCGGTGACATACTGGTTTGCGTATGTCACCTTGATGGATGATGTAGAAATGGGATAGGCCTTATGGCCATTGATGATGCATGTTATCATATTCTACTACTTATTGTTTAAAATGCGCTGATAATCCTGCAGTCTGCGGTGCAGACCTCTACGGCCAGATATCGGAACCTCGACCTCAATGCCATCGTCAAGCGTCTGTGTCAGACGGCTGACGGCTGCATTGACACCATCGAGGGACTGGCGTACTTCGGTGTTGTCATTGTTAACATTGACAACAGGAGCCACCACGGTACTGCTGCCCTGTCCCAGAGAACGTGTGATATCAGCAGCGGTCAGCGAGCCAACAGTGTTGGAGCGCTGTGCCCTATCGATTAGGTCAAGAGCTGGACGGATGGATGAGTTGTTGACGGCATTGTGATTAGCCACGAACTCGCCTTCATGTACGACACCTGCTTCCTTTCTGTAGCGGTTACCTCCGGTATATCCACCCTCATAGTAACCTGCTGCCTCTGCCTGGTGCTGCTTCTTGATGGTTGCAATCTGCAGCATACCTGCTGCGGTTGCCATGCCGGCTGCGATAGGTGCAAGCAACCAGCCAGTACCCTTGATGGCAGCTGCAGAAGAGTATGCGTTGATAGCAGCCATGGCGGTAGATGCGATTGCCTGAGCAATCTCGATCTTCATCGCCTTTTTGTTAGCCTTCGACTTGGCAGCAGCCAGTTCCTTGTCACGCTTCTCTTCCAACTTTTTCTTTTTCTTCGAGTTTTTGCCAGCTGCAGCAATCTGCTTCTCGTAGTTCTTGGAGATTTTGGCTTGCTCTAGGTCTGAGCATGCCTGAGCGTATGCCGACGCAGAAGAAAGAATGTTGTTGATGCCGTTGTATGCGGCAGAGGTCTGCTGCACCATGTTGTCGAGGAAGTCGGCGGTGACCTGCGCCTTGGCCTGCATGTATGCAGCATGGTTCTGCTTGTCGTTGCCATACAACTCCTTCAGCTTCTCCATGGTGTTCTGATAGTTTGAGATTTGTGAGGAGAAGTATCCACCCAGAGTGGCATTGCTGGTCTGCTGGGACTCCCCTGCTGCAGCCCTGGCGCTGTTGACCATCTCTGATGACTTATCATTAATCTTCAGCTGAGCGCTACCAGCACCATGATCATCAGCATCAATTTGCGCTCTCTGGGCAGCAAACTGCTTGGTTATCTCCAACTTCATCTGCTGATATTCCTCCTCCTTGATCAATCCCTGCTTGTAGAGATTGTCAAGGCCATTGAGGTACATGGTCTCCTGTGCCTGCAAGTCTTGCTTACCGAACTGCTGACGGAGTTCACGCAGCTGGTTCTGGTATGTCTCCTGCATCTGCAGCTGGTGGTCGAGCTCAGCCTGTTCCATCTCAGCCTTCAGATCCAGCCACTCCTCGCTGCCCTCTCTGTCTTTGTAGAGTGCAAGACGTTTTTTCATGGCTTCGACATCATTCTTATATAGGGCTTCATTGAGAGCGATATCATTCTGATAGATCGCTGAACTGGCATCATTGTACTGAGCTTTGATGCTAGCCTCCTTCTGGAGGCGTTCACGCTCAATGGTCTGCTCATTCATTTTTTGAATTGCAGCATCATGCTGCTTGACAACATTGACCTGGTTGTCAAGTAACTGCTTGTACTCATTGCTCTCAGCGCCATACAACTGCTTCAGCTTGGCAAAACCCTTAATTTGGATGCTCTGTCTGTCATCGATGAACTGTTGATAGGTTTTCTTGCCTTCTGCATAGGCTTTGGCGTTTTCTGCCATCAGTTCGTTGGTCTCAGCCTTGATGCTATCGGCTGCCTGCTTCAGCTTGCGTTTGGCTTCAGCCTGTCGCTTACGTGCCTCGGCTGCAGCTGCCTTCTCTGCCTTGACACGAGCCTTGCGCTCCTTTTCTGATACCTGATGAGTGCCGGCTGTACTTTTCTTCTTAATGATGGTACCATCATTGCCCTTGCCATTGAAGCCATTGTTGCGCCATGGTTCCGGATCATTGATTTCGAAGTGCTGGGACTCCAACTGTTTAATCTTATCGATGAGCTTCTGCTGGTATTGCCTCTCTCTCTCAATTTCATGGTTTACAGTCTCCCTGAACGCTTCTCTGTTATCTGATGCTAAGTTTAGCATCTTTGTCTTTCTATCTGCAAACGGATTTACACGCCCCCAGACTTTTGCCCAGAAACCACGCTTGTCGTTGTCTGCTTCGCTTAGCAAGTCTTCATTCTCTGCCTGTTTAGCTATTGACTCAGCAAGTTTCTTCTGCAGGCCGTCGATGACAATCTTCTTTTTCATCATATCGATGTACGACTGAATCTGTCTTGTTGCTTGACCGGTGCGCACTGCTTCCTCGGTGATGTTGCCGAGGTGCTCACGCATCAGCTTGCCGTTAAGTTCCTCAAGGGCTGCCTTGCGGTCTGACTCTGCTGTGGTGTTGGATTGGATTGCAGAAACGAGGCGCATGATGGCTGCCTCTTCGTCTGCAGCCTGCTTGTTGGCATCGGTCACTGCATCATTGTAGTCACGCTGAGCCTGCTCTGCGGTGCTCGTCTCCTTAGATAAGGTAACGATTGCTGCTGTGAGGCCTACGACAACAGCTATCACGGCTGTGATAGGGTTGGTCAATAAGACCTTGTTCCATAATATCTGCGCTGCTGCGGTCAGTTTTATTTCACGTGTCAACGCCATCTGAACAATTTCCATGGTCTTGAGAGCAGATGTCTTGAGCCCCACAAGGACGAGATGCGCCTTCTCGCGCAGAATCATGATGTTGAGCCATGCCATCTGCGCCTTGTCTGCTATCAACTTTGCCTTAGATACTGCAGTATAGGTAACAATGGCGGCGGTCAGTACAATTAAAATGCGCCAATAGTCCTTGACGAAGTCAACGAGTGTGGAGAGTGCCCGAACTCCGAGACTGGCTGCAGATATGCAATATCGTGCTGCAGGATAGAGTTTCTGACCCAGTTCGATGGAGAGATCCAGGAACTTCTTGCTCGCCTTGTCAAGTTGAGCCTGTACATTCTCGTTCTGTGTCTCGAACTCATTGAGGACGGATGTACCCTCGGAATAGGCTTCGTTTGCCAGGTTCTGGGCAGTCTTGATGTCATCGAGTTTATCTGCGAGGACGGTTAGTACACCAGTAGCCCTGGATCCATCCATCTTCATCTCCTCGAACATTGGTGCGAGGTCTGCAAATCCACCTTTGGCTCGCATGGCTGCCAGGAACTGGAGAAGTGCACCGTTGGCATCCTCCTTCAAAGTCTTGGCGAAGTCCTTGACATTGAGTCCGGCAATCTTGGCAAACTTGGCTGAGTCCTGGAACATTTTTGCCAGAAGGTTCTGTACTGCAGTCGCCGCAGTTTCATCCTGCTGCATGTTCTGGTCGAGAACAGAGGCGAGACCCATGATCTGTGCCTGGGTGAAGCCAGCCTGTTTGCCGACACCAGCTACACGCGCTGTGAAGTCAACGAGATAGCCGGCAGAGGCAGAAGAATTCTGCGCCAACTCATTGACTGCAGAACCTGTCGCCAACATGGCACCTCGCAGACCTTTGGTCTTGTCTTCACCGAACATCTGTGCGAGCTTACCGATTTGAGAGACTGCTTTATCTCCGAGGTCATCACCGAGGGCGACATTGATTTTATCTGCACCATCGACGAACTCCTCAACTGCAGCTGTCGATGTGATGCCTAGTCTACCGGCATCTTCAGCTAGCTGGTTGAGCTTCTGTCGAGGAGTTCGGGTGTCCATCTTCTTGAAGTCTTCGTTCATGCGCTCCACCTCCTCGGCTGTCTGTCCAGTGTACTTGCGGACGTTGGTCATCTCATCATCCATCTTGGCATACTCCTCCACACACTTCTTGACTGTGAAGGTGATGCCGGAGATGGCAGCGACTGCACCGAGGGCTAGACCCTGCATGCGGTTGAACCAGTCCGCAGAGCGCTTGATCCAGGACTCCTGAGCAACGCCCTCGGCTCTGACTGCCTGCAGTTCTGCCTTCAGCTGCTTCGCCTTCAGCTCCATCTGCTTGAACTGCTCGGTACCACGCTGCATGCCATGCATCTGTTGGTTGAGAGCCTTGATGGAGTACTCCAGGTCACGGATGGAGGAGGTCTTGAGGTTTGACATGGTGTTGTTGACGAGCTGCATCTGACGCTTGGTCTCCTTAATGTCCGTATTGGTGCTGTCTATCTCCTTGTCATACTGCTGCATGAGGGTGACCACCTTCTGCTCACTCTGTCTGATGCGCTCCAGCTCTGCCTCCACCAACTTCAGCTGTGATGCCCTTGAGGCGTACATGGTCGATGTCGGGTCGTAGTCAGCCATCTGGCTGCGAAGCTTGGAAGCTGTGAAGTTGAGGTCATTGAGTGACGCATGCTTTAGGTTTGACACTGTTGCGGTCATGCGTCTTGCTTCCTCATCAGCCTTGCGTGTTGCGCCCTTCAGGGCAAGCATCTGCTCCTTTACCTTGGAGAGTTGAGCGTCCAACTTTGCGAAGTCTGAAGGGTCAGATGCAGCTTTCATCTGCCCCTTCAGATGTCTAGCTGCCTTCTCCAGCTGTCCGAGGCTTGCACTTGACAGGTTGTCGAGTGTCTCTTTTACGCTCATGGTAGAGTTTTTGAATTGCTTCATCTCTCGCTCTGCGGCTTTCAGATCCTTAGCGAGGGATGCGCCTAAACGGGAATCGCCCGCCGAGAAGGCATCCTGTTTTGCCTTCTTCAGACGAGCGACCTTATCTTCAAGCTCTTTGAGGCGGTTCTTCGCCTCCTCGGAATTGAGCTTGATGACTGTTGTATATACCTCTTGTCTTGCCATTATCGGGTGACTTGTATATAGCTGTTATATAATATGTTGGAATGGGGATTGAAGTTGATGACCTTGACGTCATAGCCTTTGGTGCCCCAGCGCCACCAGAGGAATCTGTGCTTATACTGCCTGTAGACGATGGTCTGGAGGCTATCTCTCGCCTTGTATGTCAAGATGGAGTCAGCCGTATTGAGACGGAAACTGAGCCATCGGTCGCTGTAGGTATAGACCGAGTCGCTGCGGTCAGTCTTGACCGTATCAGCAGTACTCAGACTCGTGCGCTGGTCTGCCAAGACCTGGCCAAGACGAATGTCCAGGTCATGGAGCAGTTGGCGGTCGTAGGCTTGAAGTTTGTACTCTTCTGCCGGCATCTGCAGCACCTGCTGCGTGATGACCTTGAGCGAGTCGCGGATGGTGTCTCGCTCGGCTGGAGCATACTGAAGTTTCAGCCCATTGAGCTGTTCTCTCAGTTCCTGCTCCGCTCGCTGCTGTCGATGGTCAAAAATCCAGAAGCAGGCAATGATGACCAATATCACCGATATGGCCATGATGATTGACTTGAGATGTTTCTGCATAATCCTTGATTTTAAATGTCAGCATATTCCGGAATTGCATCGAAGCATGGGCATTCTTTGATGCGCTCCCATGGATCGACCACTCCATTGTGGTTCTTGTCAGGCGAGATGTCACGATGTCCCATGATTTTGGCATCAGGGTAGCGTTGTCGTAACTCCTTCAAAAGTTGTCGAAGTCCAGCCTTCTGCTCTTCTGTTCTGTTGTCGATAGCCTTGCCTGTGCGGGATATTCCACCCATGTATGCCACGTTGACTGAATCTGAATTGTGACCCTTAACTCCGTTGGACGGCAGGTCTTCTGTCATGAGCTGCGTGCGCTTGCCGTCAGCGGTTACGACCCAGTGGTAGCCTGGATAATGCCAGCCTTTGTCTCTGAACTCCTTGAGCAAGGCATCGACAGACCATGACTGTCGGCTTGCTGTACAATGAACGAAAATTTTCTTAATCTTGCGTGCCATTTTTGTTATTGAAATATTTGTTGATAATGTCTTTAACCCGGGTGTCAAAAGTCAGCGCGAACCCAAAGACGGTTGCCACGTAAACCAGACTCTGCCCAAAGTACCACAAGACGTTAGATGTGACGTCGTGGGACATAAAAAAGCTGATGTACACGAGCACAATGCCAGCAAGCAGTACGATGCCAGCCGAGCTGTAATGTATCCAATCCTTGGTATTTCTCTGCATATCTGTACCTTTTTTAAAACTGGCACAAAGGTACATATAATATAAGGAATATAAAAATACGGCAAGAAGGACTATTCCCCTCCTGCCGTATCTGAAAACTATGATATATCACGGTCGAGTAATTCTCTGGCCATCTGCTTAGCCTGCTCTCGCCACTCCTGGAATACCTGGTACTCTGTCTCGTGCTCCTTGTTGCCGTCGCCGTGGTTGCACAGGATGGCTTCGACATCGCCCTGACTGTACTTAGTACGAACCAGACCATTCACGAACTCGCGATAGCTTGCCGACTCAGCCTCAATCTTGGTGGAGCCGTCAATCTCTGTGCCCTCGTAGCTATAAGCTGTTACTGCTTGACTATCGCCATCAGACTCCGACATGGTGGTGTCTGGGTGATAGTTTTCTACTTTCTGCTCACTCAGGAACAGAAGAAAATGCTTGCTGTCATATCTCAAGTATGACATACGGCAAAGATAAAATTTCTTGTGCATCTAGATAAACTTATAAAATTTCTTGCCAAACTTGTTGGTGAGTTCCGCTGCAACGGTGTAGAAGCCCTTGTCCAGCAGTTCCCACTCCTTGCGTGCCTGATCTACCAAGATATCTGAGCCAGTAAAGAGCCACCACGACTCTGGTTGCCACACCGGCTCCTCAATCTCTTCTCCATGCTCATCGAATTGTCCTGTCTTCCGAACATGATCGATGAAACGGAAGCGAATTGCGAGGCGGTCCTTTGGCACCTTCTTGGTGACTATGTGTTTGACGCCCTGGTCGTCAACTTCTTCAACCTGCTCCATCTTGAAGTCGACTCTCGACTTATCAATCTTGTAATCCTCTATGAGGATGAGGAACTTGTCATAGTCCTCAATGTTGTGGCACAGGATATCGCCTGGATGCTTCTTCTGTGCCAAACTCATGCCCTCGAAGGGTATCTCTCCCTTGCGAGCCTTCACAATCTGACCATACTTTTTCATACCGATTTTATTTAATAAGTTTTTTGTATCTGCGTGTTTGGCTAGGCCAAGCCTCGATGCTGCCTTGCGCCGGATCTGTTCATCGGTAAGACCACGTTTGCGCAATCTTGCCACCTGGGCACAGAGTGCCTGCTTGGTGCGCTTGCGCAAAAGGGCATGGTCGGCAAAGATCTTCTGTCCACAGAAGTCTATGCCGTCACATGTACGATGAATATTCCAACTTTTATTGATGCTCAGCTTCCAGTCTCTAGCCAAGTGCATGACTGCAAGCTCCGCCATAAGGCGTAAGAAGACCTTATCTTCATGCATGATGAAGATATTGTCCATGAATCTATAATAATGTTTGAGCCCTTCGCGGCAAAAACGGTCGAAGCGCTCATTGAGGGATTTTACCCCCCCACATTTAAAACGATAGCTTGCTGCTCCGAGCGGCATGTGAGGAGCATGTCTGTGACGTACCGAGCCTGCCAGTAGCCGTGTTTCTCGGGGTCTTGGAGTATGTCGAAACACCGCATGGCGAGATAGTCAAACCTCGCCAGAAACAGTTGCCCCAAAAGTTGTGTAAGCTTGATGCCCAGCACAATGCCATTGGCATAACTGTCAACGACCTCGTCGATGAAAGCAAGTAGCTTGCGGTCCTTGATATACAACCTGTACTCTCTCTTGAGCAGATTATGCTCAACATTTTGAAAATAATGATGTATATCCATGGGCAAGCAATAGAATGTGTCTTGCTGTGGCGAGGTATAGATGTCCTGCTTGATAATCTTGTAGAAGAAATGCGTGCCACGCCCCTTGGTACCAGCTGGACTGTTGAAAGGAATCTTGGCTCTCAACTTATCTTCACTGGTGTGCATGGCTGCATGTTGGATGACATGATCACCAACAGGCAACTTGTTGACAATGCGATACTTGGGCTTTTCTATGAGTTTGATTTCATAGTCTGAAGTATGCCATGTCTGATGTGTATAGGCATCTAGCAGGGCTTGAAGATTTGCCTCAAACTCTGCTTCGAACGCTTGTACAGATAGACGGGACTTCTTGTGCCGGGAAAAATCAAAGAATGCTTCACGAAAATTTTGCAAAGTCTCCACCTCTTGTGAAATATTACCTAACCTCTTCACTCGCTTTTATAATTTTATGTATATAAAAAAAGGTCGGTGTCTGTTGAATGTCGGTGTCTATTAAAATGTCGGTGTCGTTTTCTGTTGTCTGCTTTTTTGTTGTCCTAACTTTCGACCGGATGACCCTGTTGCCATCATCTACTAGCTATTCTGCTAAAGTGTATGTTTTGCCATGAGGCAAGGCTTGACTCCTAATCTCTGCAGCTAAGCAAACTAACCTGCAGTATCTTGTTAAGTTGAGGGCCGCACCGTAGTTCACATTGTAATCAGAGACAGCATTGTTCACGTTGAGCGTCGAAAGACCGCATTGACCACCATTGTTAGCGTTGCCACCACGAAGACACAAACGGAAACCGGCGCAGGAATCACAGCCTGGTTTGATAACCGCCTGCAAAGGTAATGAAAAAAATCGGAATGAAAGAATGTCAAAGAACGAAATTTCAAAAAAAATCGACCGCCCAAGGGCGGTAGGGTGTGCTCGCTACGCTCGCAGGGTGCTCAGGATCGCCCTGGTCTCAGCTTGGGAACCTTGGCCATTCCTGCACACTCCTGCTCACGCCAGCACACCTTGGTCCACTCTAGGCCGCCTCGTAATACACTGGTTCCAATGACCACTCGGATGCTGCTTCGCAGAGGGCCGCACCGCAGTCCACAGTGCAATCAGAGACAGCATTGTACACGTAGAGCGTCGAAAGACCGCATAGACCACCACCGTGAGCGTAGCCACCACGAAGACACAAACGGAAACCGGAAGTAACACCTGATGTATTCCAGAAATAGCTTGTCAGATAAGTAGACTCTGTAGCACCAATTTGCGTACAGAAGTTCTCGAGATGCTCCATCGACAAGGTCTTGATATATCCTTCACCACCTCCTGGTGACTTGCTCAAAGCCTTCATACCTGAAGCGTTGCCGATGGTCCAGGAACCATATATTGACGGAGCCACAAGGTGGGTCATGGTCTTGTCACTGTTGGCCTGACAGAACTCATCATCCATCATTCGCCAGAGATTGCCGTAGCCATTCTTGTAACCGAAGAAACATGGAATCTTGGCATTATATACAGTTGTGCCTGCGTCATTCTTGACTGCGTATGTTGCTTCACCGCACGAATCCCCGAGCTCGATGCCTGCACTCATAGGTGCTACAGGTCTCCAGCCGTTGTAGCCACCCCAGTCTGGCATCTGCGTCAAGCCTGCACCCAGTCCTCCCTGGTAGAGACCATTGGCATCCTTGTTGGCATTGACGGCATCCTGATCGTAATGTGTACCGAAGATGACGCCGAAAAGAATTGCTACAATGGATGTATGTCGCATGGCTGTGCAGAGCCAGCCCTTGCCATTCTTGCGTGCTGCAGCTCTGAACTGCTCAGTAGTCAGATTAGTTGCTGGTCTACCCAGAAGCGTTTTATTTGTGCCATCATAAGACGAATTGTTGTCTCCACCACGATAGTCAGCTCCATTATTGATATAGCTCACAAGTCTGCCTGTGCTTCGCTCTATAGTGGCGAATCCTGCAGCAGAGAGACTGCCGATAGGAATCTCGTAATTAAACTCACCAGGAATTGGTTTGATGCCAATCTGCTCATAGTGCAATCCACCAACATCCTTGATTACCACGTAAAAATTACGTCCCCATCCCCACTGATAGTGACCTTCGGTACCATCCAGCTTTGCTGGTTCACCAGTAGCATACTTGTAGTGATCCTTGCTGTCGAGCTTCCGACGGCTGTGGTCATTCTTGACCAGGTATGCGCCAAGCCCGAGGATGTATGGCAACTCCTTCAGCAATTCAAGAGAACCAATGTATGATGCAGCCTTAGGCGTTGCGTTTGCGGTGTCCCACACTCTTCCGCACCAGGCATGCTGACCAACAGCAAGGTCAGCCTTGAGCGCATCCATACCGATGCTAGTGACATTGCCATTCTGGTCTGTCAGCAGCAGGCTCTGGTTGCTGTTGACAGTTGTGACTTTCGTCACGGAATTGAATTTTTTACCTTCCATAATTATTATAATATTTTTTTTAGCAAACTATTCCAATCACTATGATACACATGCCCTAATCCGTCACTATAATCAATCCAATCCTTGCCCAAAAACAGATGACTCTCATTATCAGTCCCCTCATCAGAGTATATTCTTAAACCATATTCTGGATCTATATTCACTCGTTTCCTTCCACCAAATCCAAATAAATCCATTGTCGCAATTCGACTCAGCGTATCACCATCTGTCTCAAATTTAACCTTGAAAAGGTCTGTCATCTCTGCATCTGAGCCAGGCAAATTCCAGTTATCATCATTAACTGAAGTGGGTCCACGCAAGACAAGGTAACCCTTATCAGCATTCATTTCGATTTCATTCCAGGTCTTCTCATTTCTAGATTTGAAATTGCCTGTTGCCGTAATGTTTTCGAAATTGCCACCCTTGCATGTGAGGTCACCATCCTTAGCTCTGAAGACTACATTGCCATCCTTATCCTTCATCTCTATGGTACGAACACCCAGGTTCTCCACCATCTGGTACTGGGCGAGGATGATGTGGGCTATGATGAGTTCGATAGACTGACCCAGTCGCCAATAATGGTTGTTCAGATCAGCTGCAGATTCCGGATAATTATCTGCTGTCTTGACGTGCGTCTTGATGCAGGAATAGCTATTGCCATTATATAAGACAACATCCTTCCACTCTTCACCTTCTCCACCCGCTTCGAATGTGTAACCATTGCTGCAGGTATTCCACAACTGCGGACCTCGAAGGACGCTGCCCTTCTCACCCTTGACAGCCTTCCGGATAAAATTAATAGTTCTTGTTATTACTGTCATAGACTACTTGACTGATTGAATCGTTAATGCCACGCTGCTGTAACCGGCATGCTCGCAGTCTGCCCTGGTCACAGCAAATGAACTCAGCTGGACAGTAGGCTTGCGTGCTGCCTCAGTATTGAGGACAACACCAGAACCTGACTTCAGCGTGAAATAGAACTTACTACCGATAGCCTCAGACTTTCCCCTGACAATCAGTCTCGGAGTATAGGTCACAGTACCATTGCCTGACTCGTCCTCGCTGATAGACTCATCAGCCGGTGTAGGGTTGGGCTCAATATCGTATGGATCTGACGCATCGATGACAGTCTGGAAGTCGAAACCCAGCATATTATCCTTGCCCATGGTCTTGTCGTTGTACACTTCCACCATGAACTCCCTCGTGCAATCCACATCTGATGCCTTGACGGTGAGTATCTTGGCACTGGCTTCTTCAATCTGCTCCCAACCTGTGATGCTATTGACTGCTTTATACCACTTGTAATATAGTCCTGCTGTCAGAGTTTCGTTGCCCTGCGTGACTTTGGCTTCGAGCTGGCAGCTGTCATTCTTGCTACCCAGAACGAAGTTGTGCGTATCATTAGCCGGCGCCTTAATTGTCACACGATAGGCGACTCCTGTGTAAGGGCCAACGGAGATATCGTAGCTAGCCTGAATATCATCTGTAGCCTCCTGCTGCCCAGAACGCTCTGTGATGGTACCGACCATCCTGATTGTAATGCCGCTATAATTGGAAACCTTAACCAGGTTGTTGCAGATTTTCAGTCCCCAATATAATTGCGAAGCACTTGGTCTGATAATCTCAAAGAGACCGTCAAACAGTCCTGTAGACTTGCCTGCAGAATTGAAAGGAATCTCCGTATCATTGAAGAAGTACTTCATGGAGGTTGGTGTACTGATGCCTTCTGCTGTTCTCGATGAGATGACAACGAAGTACAGCTTCGGCTGCGTCTGCGAGAAATCCGGATAGACAGTCACGACATCCCCATTTCTCTGGTACTCCTGGTAGATATCTCCGTCAGGCGACTGGATTGACGGAGTAAATGTACCCATCTTTGGTATGAAGTTGATGGTTGTCGACTTACTTGCGCTACTCATTTTCTGCCTCCTCTCTCTGCTCTGTCATGACGAATCTGCTGTCTGTAGCTACAGGCAGCTTGTTGCACACTTTGCCTTCCTGCTCCATGCAGGCGGTCTTGCCATCCATAGCGATAGCGCCTATTCTGGACAGCGTCTCCTCGAACTCGATAGGTTCCCCAAGCTGTAGGATATCCTGACACCAGAGAATGAAATTGCCATCCTGCAGCTCAGTTCTGTCCTCGGTCAGCTGAAGCAACTCCACGACCTTGCGATTTGCCTTGATGTATCTTTCCATATATTATATTATAAATGATGATTAGTGAAAAATGAACGGATTGCCATCTGCGTCCACGAAGACCTTGCCGTCGGCATCCATAGCCAGAGCTAAAGGATCGAGGTCTTTAACTTCCAAAGCAAGGATAGCTCCCCTGTTCGGATCCAGCAGATCTGTAGGTACTCTCGGAGACATGCCATGTCCGACAAGGACAGCATTCTCAAAGTGTATCGAGTTATTCGGTGCCATCCACCAGAGGACCTGCAGTTCTCTTGTCGGGTTCGCAATTTCTCCGACATTGTCAGAGATGGTTGCCGCTGGGTGTACTACCTTCGTGTCGGGCAGAACCTCGTCGACCGTGTCGAGGATATCGTAATCGTAGAATGGTATCCTGCGGACGATATTGACAATTCTGTTCGGTGTAGCATCACTCAGATCTACGCTTGCCGGATTGCCATCAGCCGAGAATTTAGCCCTGCATCTGATGCAGATGCGCTTACCCATGAGCGAGCGGTCTAGAATAACCGATGTGCCATCTGCAGAAACTTTGATTTCGAGGTCATCTGCTGTAATGGCAGAGAACTGACCTCTATCACGGAGAATCTCCCAGACAAACAGCCTCTTCTCCTTAGCGCACTCCTCTGATCCGAGGCGCAGAGATGCATTGATGACCTGCTTGTCTGTATCACGAAGCGGATTATAGTATCGGTCACCACTCGAAAGCAGCAGCGTCGGCTTGTAGAGGGTCGCATTCTTGCAGTTGATGGAATAGTCCATCATAATTCTGTGAACCTTATTTGTTCGGCTGTCCAGGTACTTCGCCCGGAATCTGAGCAGAATCGGTTTCTGCGGCGCTGCGTTGACATACCAAAGCAGTTTGCCGGCATCATTGCCGGACGAGGTGATGACATGCTTCCTGGGTGTCGAAACCAACGCATTACCCTCCACACCATTCTCGACTCTGTACCAGGCGACATCTGTCAGTTCACTATTGACACGACCACTCTCGAGTATGTTATCTCTGTCGATTATACCAACGACCGGTTGCAAGGCGCATGGTGTCAACTCGTAATTAGGAGCATACTCATTCTGGTTGGCGTCATAAGTCTGTTCGAGCGGAACGCTGCCTGATATTGTCTTGGATGTGTTCACCTGCAGAGGCGTGTATTTGAAGTCTAATCTTTTGTATTTCATCTTATATGTTATTAAACACAATCCAGTGTGATGGAATCCTGGGCAACCTCATCGCCCAGACCATCACGAAGTGTAACTGTTGCCGTGAATCTAATCTTAGCCGGAACTCCCTCGCTGTCGATGGAGAGGTCAGACTGGGTCAGTACGATAGCCTTGCCTGCCTTGGAACCGACTTCGAGTGACCAGATATTGTCACTTGTGACTCTCTGCTCACCAGCCCTGTTCTCTGTGTATCTGGTCCAGGCTACGTCGCTGTCGAGGATATCTGATGTGATATCCTGTCCGTAGAGCGATGCGACGACTGTCAGCGGAGCTCGGAAGTTGTCGAAATCATAGAGCGTCTCGTCTTCGAGGAAATCGATGGTGAATGCTGGATTGCCCTCTATCATCGCCCAATCGGTATTATTCCACCTTGGTGCGGTATGGGTACCAGTCTTCTGACATCGCCACTTGCACCCGGTATACCAGACATCGGAAGTCTCGTATTTGCCAGTTCCTGGATTGAGAGCTGAGCAGAAATAGTCTGCCGCCTCTGACCATGGTCCCCGGTCAACATAATCGACAACCGGTTTGCCTTGATAGTCAATCTGTATGATATCCTGGGTGATGATGCCGGCTGCATAGAGATAATCCCTGCCCTTGACGATAGGAAGGTCGAGCGACTTGACGAATTCAGGCATGTCGCCGAAGACCATGCCGTAGTTGTAATTCTCTAGTATCGGCTTGGTGACGCCCGTCAGCTTGACGATGCGCCCCTCGGAACTGGAGATGTAGAAACAGCTCTGCAGCGACTCATCGGTCTGGTTGCCATAACGGGCGATATTCATGAGCTCACATGGCGGGAAGTTCTTGCCTGCCGGAACTTCGGCATCAGGATAGAGGGTGACCTCGATGTAATTCTTAACCGCGTTGACGCTGTTGACTCTCATCCAGGAGGTGTAGTAATCAGCCGAAGTGCCGGAATTGGCTGCCGAAGCGATGTTGTTGACCACGCCCTTGATGACGTTGCCCACATGCTGAGCCGTGAAGTATCCACTATACTTGGAGCGGAGGTGTAAGCCATAGCAATCATCGCCCAGACTGTCAACGCTCTCGATAGTGTCGCTTTCGGTGAAGAAAGTGTCACCCTCCTGCGCTGACAGGCGGTTGACAATCAGTTCCATGACCCGCATGTATGTGCGGACGGTGATGCTCTCAACCTCTGCGTTGCCATTGGCATCGACCTGCGCGCCCTTGCCGTTGTACAGCCCGGAGACGAAGACACCGAACTGTGCACCCGCCTTGAGCTGCGCCATCTGCTCGGAGATGAGTCCACGCAGGAAGGTAATCATGCCCTCGGCTGCATCGTCATGCTTGCGGCTGAGGAAGGCATCGGAGGTCTCGTCGGCACAGAAATGCAGCAGCGAGAGGAAGGCGTTGCCGATGCGGTTAGCCGTGTTGGCCTGCAGGCGACGCTCGTCTCTGATGCCCTCAAAAAGGGTCTGAAGTGCACTCTTGTCTAGTTTATCTGCCATTTTTTCTTTTTTGTTTGCAAAGATAATATGCCGATGGAATCGGTAAAAATACGCTCCCTAGAGGTAGCGCGCTGCACCGATGCCCTTGAAGATCTCTGTGAGGGCAGATGCCATCAGACCATTGTACCGGTCGCCGTAGAAGGTCGCCTCATGCTCGTTGAGCTTCATGACAGAAGAGTAGTACTTCTGCGAGAACCAGTCACGTCTGCCTTTAGGTTCGCCACCGGCGACACGACCGCCCCAGGCAGGGCCCACCTTCTTCGGTTTCTCGAGATTGTTGTCACGACGGTATTCTTCGCCCAAGAAGTTGAGGTCGCCGTTGTTGATGCGGTGGACTTTCTCGCCACCCTGTGCCTCGGTCCACTTGTACCACTCATGTGCCGGTCCTACTCCTGCAGCTACATAGATACCATACTGCAGGAAGTTGTGCTCAATTGTTGTCACAGACCCCTGCTCCAGGTGCGCCTTGATGGAAGCGTAGAGGCGGCCGGTATCGATGGTACGCAACCGCTCCATGCGCTCTCTCCAATAGTCGCCCATGGCGTTAGTCCAGCCTCGCTCATATCTAAGGAGATCGTCTACTGCTGCGTCTGCCATAGGCTCTCGTCATACTGTATATCGATAGGTTCGTCTGATGTGACCATGAAATAGAGTCCTGTGACGCCATTCATGGACCATCTGCCCAGCTCGCTCGAATAGACCTGCGTGAGGTCCAGGAACTCCATCTGTCCGTCGTATGCCTCACGGCTCTTGTCGTATAGCATGCGACTGAGGAACTGTCGGAAGATATATCTGCAGATATTCATTTTCGCCTCTCGGTCTGCCATGTCATCGCGCCGGTACCCTGCCAGAATCCAAACCGTGTAGACGTTGCGGTCAAAGAAGCCCTCTCCGATGGAATGGGTGTTGCTGTCAACGGTATCTGAGACCATGATGAAGTTGGATGCCTTGCGGAACTGCTGCATGACTCCCTGAATGGAATCAGGTCCGGAGCACTCCGTTGCGACGAAATTATATTCTTTGCAGGTTCTGCACTCGGCAGCCAGCTGCTTGAAATATGCGATGGAATCGAAGATTTTCTCTGTCATGTGCTGTTATTTTAACTATTTTGCCTGTTGCGCTTCTTGAACTCCTCTGCCTCTCGTGCCTTGTTATCAAGCTCTGTGAGGGCAGCCCAGCAGTCGGTATTGTAGACAGCCTGCAGTTTGGTCACGTCACCATCGGTAAGTGCCCTGATTTGCGCCTGCATGGCTGGTAGGATGTCCTCACGCCGCAGTTCGCCACCCTCTTTCGCAGGTCTGAAGAAGTGAGGGAAGTTGGCGGCGAAATACTCCTTGACGCTCGAGAACCACATGAAGACCCCGAGGAGCTCATAAGGTTCGAAATTGGCGGTTTCATCGGCAGAACCATCTGCGGTTCTGTACATGAGATGCGCCATCTTCAGCAGGAATCTGTCCTCCTGCTTAAGCATGAACAGCTGGTAGTTCTTCTCGATATTGAGGTAATCGTAGAAGCTGATTTCGTGAAGCAGGCTGTTTACTGCCGTCAGCTGAACGTCACTTGCGACCTGTAGAGGCCGAAAGTCCGTAAAGGAGTCGATGAAATCGAAGTTTTTGAGCAGGGAGAGGATTTCTGCAGCGCTGATATACAGGACTCTCTCGCGCACTTTTCCAGTCTTAGTATCGCCATTTTCATCGCTTTCACCGCATTTAACGCTGCATTTCCACCCGGTTCGGGTGTACTTATGTACGGTAAGACCGCAGAACCTTGCGAGAAGGTAGCATTTGATAACGGTATGATCCTGGAACGTCGACATGATGCTAAGGACATAGCGCAACTGATCCTCTGAAAGTTCCGCCCACGATGACGGCGCCTTGAAATTGAACTCTTGTGTACCATCTTTATGCGTTGAAAACGAAGGCAGGTTTTGATTTTTCATTCTGAAATTCTTTGAAATGATTAGCCATATATGCCGATGAATTCGCATATAACGGGAATTTATCGAGATTTGCATCAAAGTATCTGAGCAGTCTCGCACGCTCGTTGAAATAGGCTGTCAGCAAACCCTCAGCCAGGAAGATCATGCATCTGCGCACCTTGAAGATGATTTCTACAGCGGTGTCATCCTTGTCCTTGGCTCCCCGCTCCATCTCTAGCAGATCATCCATCTGCTCGTCAGATATGACCCTGCGCATCACCCCATCAGCTTCGTAGAGTGCTGACAGTTTATCCTTCCACTGCTTGGATGATAGCTCCTGCTTCACCTGGAAGGCATACTGCTCGATGCAGAAGACCAGAAGCGATATGCTCATTTTAGCCTGCAGGCTGCTTCCCCACCCTTCTGTTGCAGACAACAAGGTAATCATTTCGCCCTCCGCCTTCAAGCAAGCGACCATACACTGCTCTATCAGCGCCTCTACTCTCGCAGATGATGCAGGAGAGACCTCGTTGTTGGCAACTACTCCGAAGCCTGTCGGAGTGAGTACCAGGTCGAGATGGCGAACGTTGCCGAGGAATGCAGTCAGGCACACTGCCTTGACAACTGCAGCCGATAGCCGTTCATTTGTCTCCAGCGCTTCCTCACCAACGTAGCCGAGGAAGCGCTTCTGAATATTGTTGTATGCCTCATAGAAATGAGGTCTCACAGACTCGAACACCTCAGAGTGCGAGCTTGTCGCTACGAGGATGCTCTGCTCGAAGTCATCCTTGCTGATTTGAATCTTCATTTTTGCCATTATTGTTTGAAACTATTGATGTCTGTTGGTCCTTATTTTTGTCTAGTGTCGTGAGTTCTATCATCGGCACATCTACGGTCACTCCTCGGTCGGCATAGCCATTGTAGTGGGAGATGACGTGGTAAGGCTTGCACATGATGTCGTGGCAAGCCTTCTCGAGCGACTGCTTGAGGATGAAGAGCTCTCGCTTGTCTGAGCCGGAATTGTTCATCTGGCTCTTGCCCGGGGTTGCTCCGATGAGGTTTGGATGTACGCCCAGCGAGAAGCAGAGGGCGTTGGATGCCTCGCTCATGTCGTCAGCCCAGTCGCCACCCTCCTTCTTGCTGCCCTCTGAGAGGTTGATGATGCGCACCATGCGCTGCTCCTTGCCGTTTGGGTCGAAGTAATAGCCCGTGATGAGCGCCTTGCCGGCATTCTCCGGTCCGCACACGAAGTTGATGATGTTGTCCTTCTCCTGCAGGATGCGCTCCTTGCGCTTATCCGGGTCGATGATGTCCTCGTTGTTGCAGAGCTCTTCCCAGTAGTCGCGGTGCACCTCTATCTGGATGCGTGGAGCGGACGTGTTCTTTATCATGTAGCGCTTGCCGATACCGATGAGACGGTAGATGTCGTACCAGGCATCGTCGAAGATGCTGGCATAGTATGGTATCGGATAGTACTGCAGTCCGGGTGTCGGGATGCGTGAAATGATGGCAAACTTGCAGTCCTTGCCCATCTCAGGAGCCTTGCCCCTGATGCCGGTATATGGATCCGGAGCCTTACCCATGCGCGCCATGAGGTCGCCCAGCGGGTCATAGAGGTCGAGCAGCGGGATTACTTCGGTGTGGACCGGCGACATGACGTTGCGGAAGTCGCCGAAGAATACATGCTCTATGCGCCCCTTGTCATTGGGTGCCTCCAGGCGGCAGTAGGAAACGTCCTTGTGGCGGATGTTGACTATCTTGGAGTGGTCACGGCTCAGGATGATGACCTCTACCGACCAGAAGAAGAACTTCATGTCTGTTGCCTGCTGCATGAAGACCTCGTGGATGGAGTTCTTCAGGCAGAAGTCGCGTATCTCGCTGTCGGTAGTGTCCTGCTTGGTCTCCCGGTCCATGAAGCGCACGCCCTGGCCGTAGCAGCACTGGACGTTGAACGCCATGGCTCGCTGCGCCACCATGTTTCGGCGCAGCAACTGCTGCAGGGTGTATGGCATGTCGTTGTCATCGCCATAGTTGATATACTCGAAGAGCTTGCCGTCTGAAGTCTCCAAGATGCCCGTGGTGGCATCTCCCACCTCTCCGGAACCCAGAAAACTGGTATCCTTCCCATACTGCTGCTCGATGGTGGTGGAGTCTGTTACCCTGCTCACGCCCTCTGCCACGAGAGCGTAGCGACTGTAGGAACCGCTGGTTCCTACTTGCTGAAGCTGATATTTTTTCTGTTTCATGTCATAAATATACTGGTAAGCCCAGGAACTGGTGAATGTAGATGTCCGGAACGGTGCGAACCTCGGCATTTGCCGGATTGACGAGGCGGTGGAATCCGCCACGCCAGCTGCTGCCCCTGACCAGCCATCCTGTATAGTCGACGGTCTCGCCGTCTGATGTCCACGCCTTCAGGTTAATGGTAGAGCGGTCTCGCTCTGCCTTGGCCAGGAGGCGCAGCACCTCTGTGAGGTGGTAAGCCGTGCGTCTCATCAGTTGAAGGTGTTGTCAAAGGTGTTGTCGAAGATACGGCCGGCTCGCTGCAGGTCAAGCACGTTGTGCTGACGCTGTGCGTAGGTGTAGCTGAAGGTGAAGCGTGGCACGCTGTCGCGCAGGTTGTCGCGCTTGGACTTTGAGTCAGAGAGGGTGACACGCTTGCCCACCTTGGCTACCCCGCCGATGAAGTTGACCAGATAGACCTCGTCTGAGCGGAAGAGATCATCTGCCCAGTTTGCCATGTCTGTGCCCAGATAGCCAGTATCGGCGTTGAATGTGCGCTGCTCTGTGATGCGGTAGTTTACCCTGATGCCGCCCATGTAGGCTGCATCGCGGGTGTACTGCGGGTCTACTTCGTGCTTGCCTGTGCAGTAGATGAGCTCCTGGCAGCCGAAGCTGTTGGTGAAGAGCAGAGTAGGCGCCACATCACGCTCCTCGCTGTCTATGATGAAGGTCATTGAGCGTGAGCCTGCCTCTACCACGTAGTAGAGAAGGTCGGTGCCCTCGGTCTCGAATCGCGACGGAGAGACGTCGATGGTGGTGTAGATGTCGTTGCCGCCGGTGGCTGGTGCGGTAAACATTTTTGTGGTTTTGTCCGCATAGTGGGCGGTGACTTCTGCTGTTTCCTTGCCCATGTAGTGGAGATATTCAAGTCGCCCCATGTAGGTGGTCTTGTGCCCCTCGAGCAGGGTGAGGAAGTGGGTGGTGAGGAATGTAGAGCAGGCCACGCCCACGATGTCTACGGTAGAATAGTAGACCTGCAGGTTGGCTGTCTGTGTATCGGTGACTGTTGCCGAGTCGGTGTCTCCGGAGCTCGGAACCTGTTGCTCGGCGATGGTGATGGTGGCTGTGACTGCCAGCCTCCGGCGTGCATATGGACGGAAGATGTCGGCAAGGTCGATCACTCTGACCTCTCCATCGGCAGGATAGAGATACTCATCGTAGATGGTATCATCACCTATCTTGATGGTGACGAGCAGGCGGGTCTTGGCCGTAAGAATGTCGATGTCGGGGATGTTCTCAAGGAAGAAACTGCCCGACGGAAGTGATGTGATGGTCATATATTATCTTTTTTGATGCAAAGATAATATGGAGAGGATAAAAATAAAAATACGGCTGACTACCCTCACGAGCGGTCAGCCGTATCAAAGCTTTTCAGAACTTTGTAAAATTTTTCGTGCTGCAAAGGTACGAAAAATTATTCATAACACATGGTAGTACAATAAAATATATGAGTTTTTAACTTAAACCAGGCTGTCTGGCCTGACAACTCTCTCCCACACAGCCCATGCCACAGTTCCGTCTGGCTGCGTGGCCACATAGTAGCCATGCTCCTGCATATACTGGTTGATTGTTTCTATACTGACACCGCCCATGTCATCAAGTTCCGTGGCGATATCCTGGGTCGTTTTGAAACTCTTCTTGTATTCAAGACCGGTGTCTTCATCCTTCACAGGGAGGCAGCTGCGGAAGTGGAAGTAAGCGTCGAGCAGGTCCTGCTCAAACTGCTCGCTGTTGAATTTTTCTGTATTTCTTGGCATAATATTCTTTTTTAAAAGGGTGAAACTTAAATATCGTCTCCAGGGTGCAGGCGGTTCAATGCCGTCTCATAGAGGTCAACCCAGTAGCCCAGACGGGATGCCCAAAGGTCGTATTTGGTCTGAAGTCTGGTAACACGTATCTCCTCTAGCTCCAGTTCTCTGAGGTATCTGCCTACAATGCGGTGGCAGTCCAGATTATTGCAGTATCTTGACTGAATCTTGGCGTACTCCACGAGCTTGTATAGCTCCTTACGCTTGATATCAAGCTCCCACCAGCGTCTTTCGAGCGCAGCGCGAATGCGACGGCGGCGGAAATATAGCAAGAGAACGTCTCTCTTGACTTTCTTCTTATTCTTTTTCATGCCTAATCGTTGTTTATGGTTTTCCACTTGGCCAAAGTCATATTGAATGGCTTAGCCTCTTTAGCTCCAAATCGAAGAGCAAAGTAGCGATGATCATGCCATCGGATAACAGTCTGCTTATGTGGAGCATCCTCGATGAATGCAACAGAACCAATAGTCTTGTTGTTTCTCAGAAATTTGAGTTCCACCTTATGGGCTTTCATTTTATTGCCAATATTCATGAAGTACTTGCACTTGCAGATGTCCTTGGTAGTCAGCTTTGCTGTGCGTCTTCTGCGGTTTCTACTTTTCTTCATCGCTCACTCCTCCTTTCTTGTCTTTTTTCCAGCCTGGGTGCAGGAGTTCTGCTTCTGCTCCCGTAAGTACCCCCCCGCTTCTCGGTATCTCTCAAAGATGTTATGGCGGTCGCTCTGGATGGTATTGTTGTTGAGTGTCCAAAGGTTAGTCTCCTCGACCTTCGCCTTGTCTCTGAGAAATCCTGCCTCGTTGCGATGCTTTCTGCATTCACGGAGTGCTTCCTGATATTCTTTCTTGGCATCCTCGAAAGCATTACGGGCACAGCGGTAGCTTTCCCCTGCTTCATCCTCCATGCGTTCAATACTGTCCAACGAGCTCTCGTAATTCCGGCTTATAGCCTGCAGCTCTGCCTGATGGCGCTTGCGCTCGTCAGCAGCTCTCACGATGTTCTCTTCCAGCTGAGCATGAAACAGCTCTGTAGTCATTCTGCTCACCATCATGCTACCTCCCCTCCGAAAATGAAACCACCAATCATGAGCATCGCCATCACAGCTGCGAAACCAACCATGGTGAGCACAACCTCTCCATAGGTCACGGTCTCCCCGCAGATATAGCTGAAGGTCTCGCTCTTGGTCTTGGCGAGCTTCTTGATTTCACACTTGAGGGTATTGATACCCTCCTCAACGCTGATGCCTGCAGGTCTCGCCTGCGCATCACTTAATAAAATAGAATTCTGCATATTTGCATCGTCTTATTAGCATTAACAGCCGATTGTACAAAAGGGTGGCGGCTGCATTCCCCGTTGCTAATAAGACGATGGCTTATCCGGAAGGACAAATCAGATCTTACGGTTCATGCAGCCGCCATGTATTGGGCATATCTATTTTCCCAGTTGGGAAAAATTATTTTCCCAGTTAGAAAAAAGATTTTCCTAGGCATAAAAAAAGCCTGCGGCTAAGAAGCCATAGGCGATAACGGTCGCCTTGCCGGATAGTTTACTATCGTCTTATTAGCGTTGGCAAAAGTACGAAGAATATTTGGAACCGCCAAAAAAAAAGCGAGAAATTTTAGAAGAATCTGCAGGTAATATGTTTTAGAGCATAAAATCGGGGTGAAATTGGGAATTATGAGGAATAAAAAAGCCCCCGATGCGTCACGCACGGAGGGCTCAGAGATCTTTACTAAAATTCCTACATAATTATATGAAAACTGTCAGCGAACTAAATCACGGCAGTCTGCATTTCTTGTGAAATCTGACGCAGACAGTCCAAAATCTGCTGCTTGCGCTTCTGGCTAGGTTCATGCTTACCCATAGCATACTGGCGCATAAGTGATGCATTGACACCCGCCTTTTTCGCCACTCCGCTCATATTGAGGTATGAGTAATAATCGAAGAACGAACCGATGTCAAACCGGAACACGAACTCCAGCTCAGGCATCTGCTTGCCCTCCTCTTCAAGAAGCTCCTTGATTTCCTTCTGCGCCACATACATATCCTCAATAGCTTGCCTGGCGGTGTTACCATACCCCGCAAGTGCAAAGTCTGGAAGTTCTTCAACCATGAAGCAAGAGAAGTTCTTCTCCTGCTTGCCTTTCTCTACCTGTATCGTTACTTTTGTTGCCATACTTTTATACCAATTAAAAAGAGACCTTAAAACCAACCACTCCATCCGTCTCAACGAACTTGGTCAACTAGAGAAAAATTGCCGGGCTTAAAGCCCGAGCAATCTTTCTAGAATACTGTCGTAAGTCTTTTTAGGGACTTCCCGACTGCCATGCCGTGGAACCGGACATTTGAGTCCTGTAATAGGACTATACCAAACATCGTGATTTCCACCATGCCGAACAACGAAGCATCCCGCTCGGTTCAGCTGTCTAACTAGTTGACTAGTTTTCATCTTATGTAAGGAATTTAATTAATTAAAAGATCTCTTTGTCTGAAAGACGATGCAAAGATAACAAAAAAGTTATGTTCTACCAAATAAAAAGATAACTTTTTTGTTATATCTAGTAAGATTTAACATTTGGGGAAGAAAATCTAGGGGTTGAGGAATAAAAAGGAATGAAGTGTAATGAAGTGGAAAGAAAAGGAATGAAAACGGAAAGATTTCCCCGATATTCTCCATTTTTCTCCGAAAATGACCGCAAAAACGACCGAAAACGACCGAAAACAACCGCGAAAACGGGTCATCCGGCAAGAGGTTGAGGAATGAAATGGAATAAAAAGGAATGATTTTCCACGTATTTTCCGTGAAAATTCCACAAAATTCCACGAAATTCTCTGTTTTTCCACGGATATTCAATAAAATTCCGTATATTTGCATCGGATTAACTAAATAATATATATTAAGGTATGGAAAGAAAAGAATATATGAACTTGGAGAAGCGCATAAGGCTTCTCCAAATTACGGTTATTTGCCAAGGATTGGCAATATTATTTCTCGCATGTCTTGCGATATTAGGAGAGCTATAGCTCCTATCAGCATGGAGATAATGCCCACAATAAAAGTCCACAAAGCAATTTTGTTGTTCATCTTACTCTCCTGCTCTTTTTTCCTCTCCTTAGACTTTCGCACTTTCTCCGCGAGCGTATCCCCATATTCCAAGTATCCTTCTGCGCTCTCCAGCATCATTCTGTCGTAATTCTGCATGTACTTCACACCCTTGTCTAGTATATGCCACATGCCTTCAGACTCTTCGATGTAGCCCTCGTTGGCCAATGGTGGAAGAAGGAACCTCAAGTCAACATCATCAAGCTGGTTGTCAACCAGCGAGCTCCAGAGCTGCGCACGTGACTTGTCGCCCATGATGAGCTCTCGGAGAACCAGACGAGCCTGCCTGCAGGTCTCAATATCTTGTAGTAACATAAAATTATCTTTTATACAACAATATCAAATATATGTGAACAAAAAGAAGTCCCCGACACGGAATCGCGTCGGGGACGGTTGTGTGAACAGATAACCCTATGCTAACTGCAAAGAGCTAATGCGTTGTCCAATCTCCTGGACGGCACGATTGAAAATATCTTTCTGCTCGGAATTGAGCGTGTAAACATGACCGCGAACCTCTGAGCCATTGAGACGCTGAGAGAGCCATGCTGCGCTTTTGCCGAAGTAATTCTGTGCGATGTAACGAAGTGGCAGCAACTTGTAATCTTCCTCTGCAAGCTGCTCACGCAAAGTCAGGACTTCACTCTGAAGCTGCTCCATCTTTTGGTTGATGAAAGCCTTTGCTTCCTCTCTATCACTATCATCAGCATTTAATTTGATGTAGTTTAAAATTTCTGTTTTGCGAGCTTCGCTCTTTTCGTCTTCCTTGCCTGCAAGAGAAGCGTATTCCTTAAGTAAATCCGTATTATTATTCATATCTTTTATTTTTTAAATCCCCTCCCGAAGGAGGGGTAAATTTTTACTTCTTTTTTCTTTTCTTAATCAGAACTGAAAGCTGGTCTAAAACGCTGTCTGTAAACTTCCAATAAGTTTCATCATCAATGTGATAAGCTTCTCTCAGCCTGATGTAATCACTTAGCAGTTTCTTCTTAATTCTAATCTGCTTTTCTAGCTCTTCTTCATTCATCTGTTGAATTTTAAATTGTTAAACATCTAGTTATCTATTCACGATGCAAAGATACATAAAATTCTTTTAATAACCAAATAAAACATAAACTTTCTTTTATGATTAACTCATTTTTAACATTTCACCCCCATCAAACACGGTTTTTACCTCTTTTTCTCATCATTCTTGAATGATGTCAAACAATGTTATTACCTCTTTTACCCCGAAATGCAATGAAGGGGTTCGCTCGAAAACGGCTCGTTTCTTGTGGCAATTTCATGGAAATTGGCATAAGTAGCCGTTTTCGAGCGGGCAATCAATGGCAATTGATTGCAAAATTTGGGCATTATGCACAAATTTTCCACGGTCATTTTTGCCAACTTGCTGAAAATCATGGATTTTTGAAAAGTTGGAGCAAAAAAGGGCGTGCCTTGCTGTAAGCATAGCCCCCACCGCCCTACGCTCGGAGGCAATTGCCACGGCTGACTGGAGCGGTATATGTAAGGGATTTTTCATGTGGCAATTGCCCCTTTCCCCGACTGCTGCCCCGAATTGCCATCGCTCTCGCTATCTCTATCCCCTTCCCTTTATCCGCGGTTATCAGCAAGATTGCAAGCAAGTAAAAGGGCAACGTGTTCCTATCACGTTGCCCATGGTGCCTATAGCCTGCCCTTGTCGTGATAGCTGTAGAATGCTCCATCTGTTACTATCACATGGTCCATAAAGAAGAGGCGCATGACTTGACAAGCCTTGGCTATCTGCTGTGTCAGCACATCGTCCGCCTTGCTTGGCTGCGTGTTGCCCGATGGGTGATTGTGCACAAATGCCATGATGGTTGCACCGCTCAAGACTGCCTCCCTCATGAGGATACGAATATCCACTGAAGTCTCTGTTATCCCTCCCTCGCTCAGTTTCACGCTCTTGATGAGTCTGAAATTTTGGTTCATAAAGATGGCGTGTGCCTGCTCCACCTTTAGGTCTGCCATCTGCGGAAGCATGTAGTTGTATATGGCTAGACTGCTGCCCATGTCGGGCTTGCTGCCCAACTTCTCCACTGCCCTGCGCTTGCCTAGTTCCAAAGCTGCGAGTACTGCCAACGCCTTGCAGTCGCCTATTCCCTGCACCACCTGCATTTCGTCCATGGATAACTTTGCAAGGTTACTGAGGTTATTGTCTGCCATGTTCATCAGTTGCCTAGCCTGACTTAGGCTTTCGGCTGTTCCTGCCCCTCTGTTGATTACCATGGATAACAATTCGGTGTTACTGAGAGAATCGAATCCGTAATTAGCTGCCTTGAACTCTGGGCGCTCGTCTGCTAGTATATCATTGTACTTCTTCATGTTACGCTACTTTATTATAGTTGTTGTTTGATTTCTTATTGATATTAACACCCTGTGGGAAACATCTCTTTGAGTGTGCCACTGCCTCATAAAAGCCTTCTGCCATCTCCTGCAATACGCCTCTGTTGCTTATTGGGTCGTGATGAATGGTGCGAGCCAAAAAGATTTCTCTCTCCACATAAGCACCAGCCGCCTCCAACTTGTTTCTGAAGTCCTCGATGGTCTTGCCGCTAGTCAGCAGGTCGTCGAATAGAATGACCTGCTTGCCCTTGAAGTACTCGCCATCAACGGAAACGTGATAAATGTCCTCATTGACGAAGTGGCTGCCTCCGTTGTGGGTCGGTTTGCGCTCTCCAAAGATGTGCACGTGCTCATTTGCGGTCATGATGCCTGCTGCATTGAGGATGGCTGCGAGATAGCCGAATCGCTTGGTATATTTCCATTGTGTGCTGCATGGAGAAAAAACTACAACGAAGTCCTCTAAGATACTGCTATACTGCTTTGTAAGATAGCGAACTAGCCACTCAGCGCAGAGGTGTGCCGCCTTCTTTTCGCCTGCCTTGAAGTCGTAGACGAAGCGGTTGTTTGCCATCTGCTGTGCCTTGTCAACGCAAAGGTTGATGTAAGCGTTTGGAACGTACTCAAAGAAATAATTCTGTCTCATATCGAAAAATTTTATAAAGTTTGAAATTGTATTCTGGTAATGTTTGGGAGTCCAGAGATTTTTCCCACTCCTGCTGTGGAGTATTTTTTTTAATTGCATTCCGTTCAAAGCCCGGTGTGCCCTTTCGATTTTTCCTATGCATTCAAAATGCGCTGGCAGAGGCAAACAGGTGTGGGGTTCTGTGTTAACAAAAGGTAAAGGTTTAGTGAAGCGTGAAGAACCTTTGGCTTTTGTTAACACAGGTTCATGCACAGGTTTGAATCGCCAGAAGCTACCTTTGCATAGGAAATTTCGGATGGGAACACATGACGGGCGGCGGAGAATGCAATAAAAAAAGTACGGAACAGCATCAAACTCACCATCGGAGATACCGCTTTCTCACACACACAGAAAGAAAAAAAGGCTGCCTACTCTCACGAGCAAGCAGCCAAGGAATCATAGCATAAAAAAACTTAAAGCAATAAATAAAAAAAAGAACGAAATATTCTATCGAGGGTAATAGTTGCTCATGCCTCCCGTATAGAGGACGGTCTGAGGGAACTTATCCACGCCAATGCAGACGGTATCGAAGGCATCGGAGAAGTCGGTGCGGTTCTCCAGCCTGTCCTCGTCTGTCTCTACGAGCTTCTCACCTCGCTTATCCTTGCCGTTGTTGTAACAGCCGGCACTCTCGATTGAGATGATCAGGTCCTCGTTATTGTCCTGGTTGATGAGAACCATGTGGCGTGCATGCCCCTTGAACATGCGGTCGATGAGCAACTGCTTCTCAAGATGGTTCATCGGCTTGCCGATGTAGACCTCTGTAACGAGCCAGCCATTCCTTCGCAGCACCTTGGTGATAATCTGGTAGAACTTATCGCTGTGGGTTGCATAGGAGTTTCCCACGAAGGTCGCATCGTAGTAGAAGATGACTCGTTTGTTCTTGAGATACTTATAGTAGTCGCAGAAGTCCTGAGCGAGCTCAGGCAACTTTCTGGCATACTTCACATAGAATGAGTTGACGATGCGCAACTTGGTATCAGAACCCACCTGCCCGACTACGAGACAGTTGATGTTATTGTTGGCATCGGAACCGATGATCAGCGGTAAACCGTCCTCCAGGTCGCCATCCATGCGGCAGTCCGGCTTGTCGTGCTTAGGGTCGAACTTATATTGCAGGTCATTGAGGAACCTGGTGTTCGGAGCCGTATAAAAGTTGCGATCCTCGTCAAGCCCGGAGTAGAAACCATCCTGTGCAATGCCTACATGCTGGCACATGATGCTCGTTAAAAAGGTCATCTTGGGCAAGTCTCGCTTCATCTGTCTGATGAAGTCCTCGCCCAGAACTGCGAGGTTCTGAATGCTCGAGCACCTGGAATACACCAGGGCATAGGAGCGGAGGGAGTGCAGAACCTTCTCGTATTTCTGCACCTGCGACATGTAGTAATCGTACCGTTCTGGGTGAGCAGCCAGCTTGTTTCGGATGCTATGCAGACGCACCAGTACCGTCTCAAGAGTAGCAATCAGCTCCTTATCCATCTTCTTCTCCCACGACATGAACCAGGAACCTTTCTTTGTTGCTGAAGTATCTGAAGTAATGGTTAGACCATGGTGGAGGCAGCAGTCACCGAACAGCTGCTTGTTGCCTCGGTTAGCTGGGAGCGTCTCATTGTTGAGCTGCTCCCAGTCTATGAACTTCGCCTCGTCGATAAAAACATGGTCGAGTGAGAGGGAGTTGGAGGTACCGCTGCGGTCCTGAGAGATGATGTTGAGGTAGCTGCCATTATAAAACGCTACTGTATTCTCCCAGTTCATTGGCTGGAAGTGCGGTTCCTGCCAGTGCAGCGCCTTCCACGGTTTTTTGCCAACGATGTAGTGGACATCGCGCTTGTAACCCCACTCCTCGAGGTGGACCAGAGCTGAAGGAAGGATGTTGGTCTGGCATCGTTTGACCGATGGCGCCACCATGCCCAGGCATGAACCTGGCATATGCTGCACAGCATAGAGGATGCGGCCAGCCTCGACCACACCCTTTCCGGTACCACGGCCCCACTCGCAGACCAGCGTCTTAGGCATGAGCTGCAGGACGCGCGACTGCACATCGTTGAAGAATAGCTCCTTAGGTCTTGCTGTCATCATCTGGCGGAAGTTCTTCGAAGTCAGCATCCTCGATGTCCGGCATCGAGTAGCGCTTCTCCATTTTTTTGATTTTTGCACGAAGATTTGGAATCTTCTGCAAACCGATGACTGTCGGATCATCTGTCATGCGGAACTCAACAGGAACAATCTTGTCGAATGCCAACTCTGGCTCATCAGGCGTGTCTGTGCGGTTGTTCTTGATGCGATTTTTCTGCATCACGGCAAGCGCCCGGAAGTCGCCGGCAGCCTTGGCAGCCTTGCGGTCCTCGTCTATCTCCTGGTTGACCTTCCATCGCCAGAACTCCTTAGAGGCGGCGTTGAGATTGCCGAGCATGACCTGGCAGAGATGAATATCATCGTATGCCTGTGTCTCGCTTACGCCGAACATGGCCTTATCCTGATCAACCATCTCCCTGACAGTAAAGCGTGGATAGCGCAGCCAGAAGGCGTAACAGCCACGCAGCCGCTCCACTCTCGCCTTGACGATGGCAGAGATGTGAAGTTCCTGAAGCTCATCCTCGTTGAGAGGCATGTACTTCATGTAGTCATCAATGTTGACTGGTAGACTCATATCTAACTGAGGTTAGCCATAATCTGCGAGAGTTGCGACATGATGGACTGGTAGGCTCCAGGAGAGCCAACCTTGGCGAGCGCTATATTATTGATGCGTAACTCGTTAGCGGTCTCCGCTAAACCTTTTAGGTAGCGGTGTCGATAGGGTGAGCGCGGCTCCTGCAGCTCCAACTGCATGGCCATGGCCTCGTCGGGAGGCAGTTCCATCATGATGGGCACTTCTTCGACCGGTGTCATGGTCTTTGCCAGGTCATAGACCGTCTGCAGGTAAAGTTCACTCTCTTCCAGATAGGGAAATTGTTGTCGTATCATCCAGCAAATTATTTAACATGTTATTGAGATTGAGATAGACATCTCTGTCAGTCGTGATGAACGTGCACTCAGCACGGTCACCATACGTCTGGTTCTGAGATGTTATCACAGAGACTAACCACTCGTTGTTAGCAACGAGCATGACCTTGGAGTGGTTAAGCGTCAGTCTAACTTCATCAAAAGCCTCTGTCATCAAGCGACTTAGCTTTAAAGTTTTACTTGAAGCTTTAATGTCAGCCACTAATACTGAGGAGTTAACCAACCCCCTCTTGCGAAGGTTGATGACTCCACAGAGGAAGGCATCGGAGGTGGAGAAGGTAGTGACAGCAATGTGCGCTGCACCAGTCTGCTCCAATATCCACCCCAACAGTCCAAGGGTGTGAAGACCTTGACCCAGGAAGACCTGCGAGCTACTCTGCTGGAGCGGCTTCAGGACTTGCTGTATCTGTGTCGCCCTCATGGTCTCCTGTCTCCTCAGCCTTCTGCTCCTCGCTGACGGTTATGCCCGCCTGCTGAAGCTTGGCGATGGTATCAGCGGTGATTTCAGCCTTGGCTGCAATCAAGAGCTGCACACGTTCATTGACCTTGGCACGCAAGGCGTCAGCCTTGTCGGTGTTGCCAGCCTCCATCAAACCAATGAGCGGATCAAGGTTCTTGGTGATGTAGGATCGAGCATTGCCAATCTGCTTGGAGGTGATGGCTGCTTCTGGCTGCTCCTCCGCTGGCTGCTTCTCGGCATCACCCGGCTTGGCATGGTCATAGACGTCCATGGCCTGCTTGTATGCATAGTACTCCTCCTTGAGTGTAAGGAGCATGCGCTTGAAGTCTTCGTCGGCAGCATGCAAGCCCTCGTATCTGTCACATGCCATGTCGTAAGCTTTGCAAGCCTCAAAGTGTTCCTTGATTTTCTTCCACAGAGCGCAGTTATTTTCCCAAATAGCCTGGATGTTGTCAGGCAACTGGTCATGGTCTGCTCGTTTGCCCTTGGCTACGATGGCTGAAGGCACGATGGAATCGAGGTTTTCAGACTCCACGACAGGAAGATGAGGTGCAAGCTGCTTGGCAATATTGTCTGCCTCTGATGTTTTGTCAACCGCAGTCTGAAGGATAGGCGTGACCTTCCTGTCGTAGTCTCTCACATCATCGATGGTCATGCCTTCGATGCGATAGTTGAGATGCTTCTGAAGCTCATATTTGAGCAACTCGAGTTTGCCTTGTGGGTCGAAGTTGATGAGTTGATAGAGGTGGCGGTTGTTATTCATCTGAAGGAGGAGCAGCGCTCCCTCCCTGATGTTGGCATCGGTATGCTCGCTGTCAAACCACTTCTTCAATTTTTCGGTGAATTTCGGATCATTCATAATAAATAGAGAATTAAAATGGCGAGGCGAGCTCATGTAAGCATCGCCCCGCCACTGATAGTAGTTATGTAGGAAAATCGAATCCCTTGTTAATGGCCGTCTGTACCAGCAGCGACCTCCACTGGCTTGCAATCCTTGCCGCTGATGGTTCCTGCATCAGTTGTGAGGGTACCGTAATAGAATGGAGGCATGGTCTCGCAGCTGACAGAGAGCTCCAGTGTGGTGTTGGTCTCGTCTGCGATGCCTGCACCAGAAGACTGAGAAGGTGTCACGTCGACCTCGAATGTATCGTCACCGAACTGGCGAAGCTTGCCGTTGCGCTCAGGTACCATGAAGATGCAGTCATCGTTGAGGAGGATGGAAGCCAGTGCTGAAGCTTCCTCCTCTGTTCCTGGGAGGATGAGAGTAGCCTTGAGGTTCATTGTCTTGCAGCTATGCTCACCCTGCGCCTCTGGCGAGAAGGAACTCTTGTCTGTGACGAAGGCTACCTTATACCAGACTTTGTCAGCCTGAATGGTGTGGTTATCCTTGATGACGAGATAATCCTTGAGTGAGGTGGCAGCCTCCTTTTGCGGCTCAGCTAACTTGGTGATGTATCGTCTTGGAATGAAGAAACCGTAGGCTCTGACACCAGGCAGTCTCTTTTCACCTGGACACTTCAACACATCCTCATAGAGGTCTGTGGCGGAAGCACATGTTTTCTTTGTTGCCATATCAATATATAATATAATGTATAACCATGGACAGCTATCCCTTACTCTGCAGGGATAGTGTCATAACCAAAGAGGATGCGTTCCTTGGAGATCGACTCGAACTGAGTACCGAAGTACATAGTTGCTACGAAGTCAACCAGGAAGTGAGAGTCAAGAGAACTCTCTACACCAAAGTTCGCCTTGTCGCCCTCGGTGGCCAAACCGATGAGCATGTTGCTGCCAGGAGTGATGATCTTGTAGCCCGCAGGAACGTTGTCAAGACCCACAAGGGTGCAGTTGCTGGCACCATCCAACTTGTTGTGGTTGAACTCATTGTTCCAATTGACCGTGCCGTACTTGTCTCGATAACAGCGACGGTAGAGCGTGAGTTCATGGCTGTTCATGAACATGCATGTACTGGTGCCCTTCAGTTTTTCATCGGCATGATCATAGAATGCCTCGACTGCATCGACAGCGTTGACACCAGTCATCGCGGTTGTATTGAAGAGGTTGCCCTTTTCGACAGAAATCGCCTTGGCCTTGATGTCTGCATCGGAGATGGTCTTGAAACCATCAGCGAGGTCTGCGGTACCAGAGCCAGCTGGGTTACGCTTCATGGTGAAGAGGTACTTGAAGAGTGCCTCACCTATCTTGCCTGCCAGGAACATGCCAACCAGTTTGGTGATTGGCTGGTTTTTGAGCGCTTCGCCCTGGAATACGTTGGAGCCATAGATAGACTCACGAACCTTATTTGGTTCAAAAGGCTTGACGCATGAACCAAGGAATGTCTCCAGGGTACGGCCTGTGATGGTAACGCCATTCTCATCCTTGCGAGTAAGAGAGTAAGGCCCGAGCTCCATGTCGCCTGCGAGCTCTCCGACAGTCTCCTTGCCACGAACGCCCACGCGTCGGCTCATGAATTTTGCTGCCTCGTCAAGAGCGCGTACCGGCATCTGAATGATGTCCTTGCGGTACTTCGCGAAGCTGGTCTTTAGTTCATCAGGAGTAATTTCAATTGTATTGTCTAAAGCTGCCATTTTAATTGATCTGCTTCAAAGCATTGAATATTACGCCAGGGTCTACATTGTCAACCTCTGGTGTGACGTCATCATGGGTATCAGAACCCGGAGCGTCCTTGAGATCCTTGATCTCCTTATTCTTGGCCTGGATATCCTTGTCCTTCTGCTCTACCTTAGCCTTCAGGTCCTTGACCTCCTGGCTGGCTTTGTCGAGCTCAGCGGACTTGTCATCCAAGTCCTTCTGCTTCTGGGCAAGAGCATCCTCGATTTTCTGCATCTCTGCATCGGTGAGAGTAATCTTCTCATCGTTAACCTCAAAATCCTCCTTACGATTGAGGAGGGTCTGAAGATTGAGGAATTTTTTCTTCATGTTAGAAATTTGTGTATTATTCTTGAACATATCTCTGAGTGAGGCGGCAACCTTCTCGAGAAATGTTTTTGACGGCTCGTCATTAGCGGTCGCTCCAGGCAATGGCGGCAAACCAAGGTTGGAGCAGAAAGCATTTGTGAAGCGCTTGGAGAGATTGGTCTGACGCTTCTTGTCTTCGTCATCAAGGTCTCTTATTTCATCTACGAGGCCCAACTCTAAAGCTTGCTCCGGACTCAACCAATTTTCCTTGCCCATCTGCTTCAGCATCTCTTCGCTGGTCTTGCCTGAGCGTTTGGCATAGACGGAAGCGATCACCTTGTCGATGGTGTCGAGGTCATCACGCTGCTTCTGCCACTGCCTGATGAGTTCATCAAGTTTCTGCTTGTTAGCTGACTCCCAGACAGCGACTCCAGTGGAGGCATTGTGAATGAGCATGGTGCTGCCGACTGACATGTCAACATGTTTTGCTCCCATACACAAGACTGTAGCGATGGAAGCAGTCATGCCCAATATGTGGACGTTAACATGCCCATGGTCCTTGATAAGTTGATAGATGGTTAAGCCTTCATCAACATAACCACCCGGCGAGGAGACGGCGATATCCACCTCCTCGTCCGGATGAGCGTCAAGGTAAGCCTTGACATCCTTGGAACGTGTGCCATAGGTGCCAGACCACCAGTCGTAGCCGGCTCCGATGGTACCGCATATCATCATTCCGTATTTCATGCGCTTATCTTTTTTGATGCAAAGATAATATGGCAATTGCCAACGGAAAAATACGTAAATCAGGCTAATAAAGGTGCTTTTCGGGTGCTACCCCACTGAACTGTGTACTCGAGCATGGCAGAAGTCCCAAGGGAATCAGGGTGGACATCTGACATATTAATAATAGGATATGGTCGTTCCCTGTTGCCAATGAGATAGCGTTTGCCCTCGATGGTGGTGACCAGATAGGCATAGTTGTCCCTCATGTCCAGGTCTTCGCGGCATGTTCGAAAGGTGAGTTTATGGGTATAGAAACGCACACCATCCTCTATTTTGTCGGTTATTTCGAGTTTGGCCGGCTTCTGACACTTAACGACTGGCCAATCATAGCTCTCTGGAATGTCAAAAGTGAGGTTGCCTAGCAGTGTATCGAAAGGCAACTCGCTGACAGGTATACGCTGCACGTTGCAGATATAACTAAGTCTTTTCATAAGCTGTAAAAATTTCGCGTCTGTTCGCATCTGTTCGCACCTGTTCGGTGTTGAACAGAAACAGGGCTAGAGTAGATGAGATTTTCTTAGGAAAAATCGTCTTTTTTGCATCTTTTAAGATTAAAAAGATTGATGCCTTTCTCCTGATAGGCCTTGCGCATGCGATACCATTTCATGCGGATTGTCTCGGCATACTCTATGTCGATACCCTGCTGTTCACACCAGGAGCGGAAAGCAGACATCTTCTTGCATGACATGTCATTGAGGTCTCCAAGGTCACTCCACATGTTGATGCGGAAGAGGTCGTTGATGCTCTCGGTGAGCGCCTGCTTGGCATGACCGTTAAGGAAGTTGTAAGTCTCTGGGCTTTTAGACTTGGAGTAAGGTATGCAGATGGCAACATCACGCTCTCCAGGTTGCTCAGGTAGGTTATTGACCGGGCACTTCGCGAGGAACCGGCGCAGAACAGCATTCTCGTTGCTGCAGGACGGGAATTCCACGGGATCGCCGAAAGAATGGGTGAGCCATTGTTTCAGGTATGGCTCGACCTGAACATAAACTACGAATTTACTCATATTTCTGTAATTAAAAACACCGCAAAGTTAGGAAAAATAATCGAGATATTCCTATGTTTATAGGAAAAGTTATCTGTATTGCGCTAAAAATCCTTGTTTTAAAGGAAAAAATTGCAATTAAAAATCAAGGAACCCATTTTTGGGCAATTCATTTGTGGCAATTGTGGCAAAAATGTTAAGTGCCTGATTATTAATATTATAAGTCTTTACTTATTGACACAAATATATAATAGAATTGCCACATTGCCACAACCTTTGCCACACTTCTCTTCTCGTTGCCACAAATTGCCACAAAATTGCCACAAGCGCACACCTTCTTAACTCTTTGATAACCAGCGTTGCACTAATTGCCACAAATGCCACATGGTTTTTAAGTCGCGTGTGAGTTGTCGGGAAAATCTCGGAACACCAACAAAAAAGCCCCCAGAGGAATCTCTTCCCCTGGAGGCTACTATCGATATGATCTAAACAAAAAACTTAATGCAACTATAGTGGCGAAGGCTCCAAGCCTAGAGCCTTCTGCTCAGCATCTGTCATGACATAGGTGTCCTTGGTCTGTTTCTGCTCACCATCTACCTCAGTGTCAAGATCGATGCCATATCTGTTTGACACCATGGTATAGTCAAAACAGAGAGGCCTGTCTTTATAATACAGCTTCTGACGGCCAGTGATAGTACCATTGGCATCTGTCTTCTCTACTGTCTCCGGCAAACCGCTCGGAGTGAACTTGATAAATCGTTCCGGGTTTTTGGTAGAACCATAGAAGTCAGCACCTATCTGTAGGTAATGCAACAGCGACTCCTTAGGAAGGAGGTTTTCATCCATCTGCCTTCCCAGTTTGCGGTAGACTGCCATGGTGATGTCCTTGCGAATCATGAGGATGCTCTTCGGCATCGCCCAGTTGTCAATCTTGACTTTATTGGTGGTCAATGCGCCAACTGTCTTAATCTTGAAGTCCTGGTCCATCTTCAGCTCACCCATCTGTACTGCAGCATTGACAATATTCCAGAACCCAGCCACCTCATCGGTGGTGTTGCACATGCTGTTCTGCGTCTTGACTCCCTTAACAACTACTCCCAAAAGGTCACTGTAGCTGAAAGGAAAGTCGATGTAATCTCTGATGGCGAGATATGCAGCCAACGGCACCTTCCAATTCGTCACGATACGGTCCAGGATGCTCTCACCCTCCAACCGCTCCTCCAAATCATCAGATGCTTGCTTCCATGCATTACCGAAGCAGCCCTGGAACTGGTCACGATGCTTCAGTAGCTGAAGGGTGATGTGAGTAGCACCAATCTGGCGCATACGCTCCAGTTCCTCGAAGTTCTGCTTCTCCTCACGTGTATGCTCACCCTTGTCGAAGGTGAGATAGATGAGTCGGCTGAAGAGGGCGATATCTGCAGTAGGCATCTCCTGTCCAGTGAGGATGATGCCAGAGTCTACCTTGGCCTGCACGAGCTTCTTATCCTTGTCCATGTTCATCTTGGTTCGACCGATACCATTCCACAAGTCCTTGAGCCACTCCACCTTATTCTGTGTAATGGAGTTTTTGTACTCATCGATGTGCACCAGGGCATCGCTAACTCCTCCTACATAGTCGGAGAGTGCTGGCATTGATGCGTTGGTGATAGACAACGGCTCATACTTAGTTTCATATTTATAGAAAAAATTCATCAGCGTTGCAGCGAATTCTGTCTTACCGCATCCCTTCGGGCCAAAGGCATTGAGGAGCGGGAAGGAACGACTCTTGCCGATGACTATGTCTCGGAAGAGGGTCGCGATGTAGAAGCACAGGCCCACTTTGGCATTGTCGCCGAAAACCTGAACGACCTTGGCAAAGAAGTCAGACTGACTTGTCGGGTTGTCAACCATCTTCTCATGCCGGAACTTCTTCTCGCTCACATATAACTCACGGCTGTCCTTATTGAGTTTGCTCATGGCCGGAAGATAGTACTTGCCAGCCTGCAATCTGAGTATGCCCATATCATCTATTGGAATCCAGGTACCATCTTCGCTGGCTCCATTACAGAATGCATAGAATCCTTCACGCTGCCAACCTAGCTGCTTTATCGGGTCTGCAGTCTCGGTCACTCTACCGAGATATCCGAGTAACTTGATAAGCTGTTCATCTCTGGCCATCCAGATATAATCTCCTATACCAAACAGTCGCTTGCGAAGCGAACTGCTCGATGTGATCTCATCCATATTGAGTTCGATGAGTCTTGATGGTTCCTCGCTGTTATTCTTAATCTCGAAAAGTCTGACAGGATTGAAGTCATCTCGTATGTGGAATAGAGGTTTCATTTTGAAGTTTGACCACTGGATTTCATCACCCTCCTTGTTGGTACCCCAGTAGCAGTTATCGTGCTCGGTGAATCCGAATTCACGGAGCATTTTGATGTCTCCCTTTCGCTCACGCTCCTGCTTCTCGCTCAGTTCTGCCTCCTTGGCTCTCTTGAGTGTATCCTTCCACTCTCGAGAGTGTTTGTAGGTAGAGATAAGGCTTGTCAGATAGCTGCTTCTCAGGTCTTCATCCTTGATTAACATGAGGAGTCCACAGATATCTGCAATTGCTTGCAATCTGTCCTCGGTCGTAAACTCCTCGATATCCTCGAAAGTTGGCCAATAGCGACGTCTGCAGTACCAGAAGATGAATTCTTCCTCCTTCATCTGCTGGAAATGCCCTACGTCTACAATCCAAGAATCCGGATCTTCTTTTTTGGGTGCAGGATAATCAACCGGAATTTCACGCACATTGACAGTGAAGCCAGCTTGGAGCGCAGCACGTCCATTGGCAAATACATTAGCGGTACCAGCCGGGAACTCATTACCAGCCTTCAATGTATCTGCATCCGGGATGAACGTCACCTTATGGCTTATTTTGTATAGTTGCTTCAGTTGATTTTCGGTCCAAGCTCCACCGAGTGATGCTACCGTATTGCAAATACCGATGGATTGCAATTTGATCACATCAGGCGCTCCCTCTACCAGGTAGAATTTATCTTTCAGCCTAGCCTCTTTTTGCGCAAAATTTATTCCAAAAACTGATGTATTTTTATGATAAACTGGGCTATTCTTCAGGTTGAGGTATTTGCAGATGTCTGCTCTATCAGAAAGCGTTCTTGCCGTGAAACCAATCACCCTACTCATCTTGTCATAGATAGGTATAGTATATCTATCTCGCAACATTGCGAATTTACCATGTTCACCTTCTCCAATCAGACCAACTTGCTCCAATATGTCCAGATCTAACTGCTTTTTAGTAGCCCACTCAATGAATCCATTGCGAGGCGCATAGCCTATGCCGAATGCTCCAATAGCATCCTTACCCCATCTTTTTTGAACGGCATCTCTAGCCTTGTTAGAGTCAGGAGTCACACTACTCATGCATTCCTCGAAGTAGCTTTGCGCATATGTAAGCACAATGCGCAAAGCTTCTATCTCCTTTTGTTTATCCTCATCCTCCTTGCTCGGCTTATAATCATCCTCAATATCTTCATTGAGATATTTTTTTGCAAGTTCCTTGCACGCAATTGGGAATGGCAGGTTATTTCCTTTTAACTTACGGTACAGGCTGATGACATTTCCACCTGACCTACATTGACCGAAGCATCGCCAACAGTTCGTAGCCGTATCAATGTAGAATGATGCCGTCTTTTCTTTATGGAATGGGCAACATGCCCATTTCTTCTTGGCCTGTTCCTTAGTAAAGGATATACCTTCATCTTTGGCCACATCTTCTATTGATATATCACTGATGATGCGATCTATAATATCTTGTTTAATCATATCTCTATATTTCTGTCACTGCAAAGTTAACTTAGAACTTCTGAAGAAGAAAGTACTAAGATAACCTGCGCATGAACTTATCAATGTCTTCATTGACAAAGTAGCGAATCTGACGCTTATAGGCGTAGTCTCGCTCTATCATCAACTGCTGGAGGATGCCCTTATATTTGCCCCCCCGCTTGTCGAATGCCGCTCTAATCTCGCGGTCACTCCAAAACTTAATTCTATTCCTCATAACTTCGGCTTATAAAATGAACACTTGGAGTTGGCCATGAAGAACTCATAGTCATGCTCCGACTCTATCTCGTTGTACAGCTTGCGGTGCGAACACCCCCAGAACTTGCAGGTTCTGCCACTGCTGCGGGCACATGTATTATGACACTCTACGAATGTCTTGACTTGTTTCTCCTTCTTCTTTTTCAT